ATGCGAGTGGACAGCGAGTTGTGCATCTCTTTTTCTTTCCAGTAAAGAGTTTCTCCTTGCACACTTACGTTGCCGTTGCCGTAGTCTAGAACAACCATTTTAGGGTCAATCGCATCTTTGACAGTGTCCCAGTCGTCGGCCTTGATTGCGTCAACCACACGCTGATAAGTTACGTGCGAGCGGTTAATAGTGTGCGGCACGTTGTCGATTACGACAACAACATTGTTGCCTTGGATGATGTATGGGTAGCTCACTTTAGTCTTCCTTTTTAGAGTTAACAAGGTTAATGTATTCTGCGATATCACGAGCCTCAGTACGGTATGTGCTGATAGCTCGCAACAGTGGGTATTTTTCGTTCAGTTGATCCAGTTCAGTTTGGTACTTTTGAATCAGTGCTGTCGGATCGATTACAGTGCCAGGCACAAACTTCTCGACTAGACGCTTTAGATTATACACTGATCCTTCGTACTTGTCAACACTTTTAAACTTATTTACAAATTGTTCGTAATCTGTGTCTCCGTTCAGATAAAAACTAATGCTACGATTTGGCAGTCGGAAAATCTCATCTCGATCTAGATCGCTTACTGCTAGACTCAGCATCAGAGGCTCTAGATCTTTCTGTGCCAGCAGTTCAGCAATATGATCTTCAAAGTTCTTCCAGTTCGACTTCTGTCGAATCGACTCGATGTCCTTTTTACGCACACCGTAAATCTCTCCTTGGAACAGACCTTTTACACTGCAAACGTCTTCATACAGTTCCTTACCACCTGTGTAGCCTTTAGTGCTCTCTAACTGAAAGCCATTCAGTGGAACATAGTAGTAGGTTTGGCTGTCGTCAAACTTGCTAGTATCGCCTGCATCACGCCAGACCATTTCGTCACGTCGTGTCCAACCGCCATTGTTCCGACGCTCAAGACGCAGAATGTTTACATTGCGACCAACACCGTGGCGTGGCTTCTGCTCCAGCGAGCTAGCAAGGAATCGGCGATCCTCGGGCGGATTGTGAATTGCTGCAAAGAAAGCATCTACATCCATTTCTTTGGTTTTGTCAGCTTTTTCTAGAATCCAAATTGTGCGCGACGCACGAGGATCAGTAGTACGATAGTGATAACGAGCACGTTCTCCTGCACCAGTTTTAGTATCGTTTACAATAAAGTGGCTAGACGAACTTACCGGAACTTCCCACGCCGAATAAGTAATGCGCATTCCGTCTGCATCAAGTGTGTCTGAGTAAACAGTGCGCGGACGAGCATTGCTCAGAACCTTTGAGCCACGGCTTTGTTGCAGCACACGCAGTCGAATATTCCAATCAGCTGCCATGTCTTCAACTTTTACTTCAAAGTCAACCAACCTAGTGTAAGTGTTCGAATCATCATAAGTAGGCAAAGGGCTCTGCTTGACATATTCACTAACAGCCGCGCTCCATAGTTTATGATCCTTTTTATTGTAAAGGAACAGCGCACGATCCCAAAGGTTCTCAATTGCGTTTGCTTCTTCAGCAATTTTGTCTACCAGCACACTGTTAACAGCAGTCAGCTTGCTCTTGATAGCATCGACTGTGCTAGTGATGTAGCTCAGGCCTTCACGGCTAGCTTGGAAGTCCAGTTCACCAATTTCAAAGTGCATTTCCAAACCACAGTCAAGCAAGCTGCCCAGTTTGCCCAAGTTTTCTTCTGCGTTGGGCACATCGATAGGATAAGCAATATTGCCCATCACCGCATAGCTGGTTGACTTATATCGAGTGTCAGGGTATGCGTGAACGCCAGGAACAATGTCCTTGCTTTCGTATTCTGCATTATCAAATTCAAAGCTTGCGCTGCCAGAAACATTAGGGCGAAGTGCAAAGTGCTTGTAAACATTGCGAGCTTCTTGACGAAACTTATCAAAGTCCCAACGATTGTCCACAGCAAACTTAATTTCTACACCACTGGGCTCGTCAGTATCTTCTTCTGCCATCAGTGCAATGCTGGGCACGCCTTCGCCGTTGATAAACGCAGTATACACACCTTTGTGACCGTTCTTGATTGCTGTAACAGTAAAGTTGTCAGTGTAGCTGAACGGGCTCTTACTGCCAAGGCCCAGCGCACCAATAAAAGAGTTTGAATCTGTTTTAGTAGATTCAAAATAAGTGGTATAGATTTGAGTAACTTGGTCGTGTGTCAGTCCAGTACCGTAGTCTCGGATACTGAAGTGAGGCTCAAGTGTATTGGGCAGATGCACATCGAACGGAGTAGACTCACGTCCTGCATCAATATGGCTGTCAACAGCATTGCAGCTCAGTTCACGAATGATAGCACGGACTTTGTTTGCATATAAGCCCGAAGAAAGAATGTTAAATGCTTTGGCGCTGTTGCGAATACGGAATTCTCCAATTTCGCCAACATTAGAAAGGATAGCTTCGTTTTGCGGAGCGTTGTTAAGAATCATGTTGTGTGCCTTTATGTGCCTGTGTTGTTACGTTACAAGTATACTATAGCAAATAACAATGCTTTTGTCAACCTATAGTTTACCAAAATAGAGAATTTACACTAGATCGTATCCTGTATTTGCTAGTTCACGCTTCAGTTGATTATAGTGATCACTGCTCCACGAACCTTCGATTACGCCAATTCCCTGATCCGCAGTATCTGCTACATCTTTTGCTTCTCTAAGTCCGAATCGTGTTACACCGCGAATGGCTTTGATAGCTTCGATTTTTTTGCTGTTACTAGAATTAACCAATTTCACACGCATAACGCCACCTGTGTGTCCCATCAGCATCTCCATAAAGAGCTGACGCTGTAGACTGGGATCAAATGCATTGAACATACGCTCGATGTGTTCATCGCCCAATTCGTCACCTAGTTCTTCTTTTGCAGCACGAACAAAGTCCATGGCTTTCCAAATAAGATTTTGACTAAACTTGCGTTTCATTCTGACTGTTCCTTTTCAACAGGAATACACACATAGTGATTCCCCCATTCACGGACATATTGCATTCCGGGTTGTGTCATACACGCTTGAATTTGCAGTGACTTTGCATCAGGTGCAAAACTACTAATAGTTACACCGGTAAAGATTGAAATGCAAAACACTGACAGAACAATTGCGCTTGCTGTATTATGATTCATTGTCTTTCGTCGAACCTTTCTGCTACTAGAGTTATTTGTTTATACTACTGTAATAGCACTAATTGATCAAGATGTCAACCTAAAATCATATCCATAAAAAACTTCTTGTCTTCTATGTCTTCTGAAGCTTTGTCTTTTTCTTTGTCGTCTGGTCGGATGGGTTCTAGCCAACTGTCTGGTATGTATGCTCGGGGACTTGGTCCTAGGCCTATAGTTAGATCGTCTGCTTCGATCCACCAGTAGTTGTCTGTGATAGAGGCTTGACAGGGCATACCTCTATATTGAAATAGTGTGCCGGCTTCATAACGTCCTATGTGTTCGGCAACTTTAACAATGCGTCCAATATTTTCTGGCCGCATCGAAAATTTAATTACTGCTACATCACCTTGTTTGCACTTCATAGTCCTATCAGTCCCCAGCCGTGATTAGCAATAGCATTAGTAATGATAGCAAGACAGGTAACAATGTGTAGAACAACCCAAGCTGTCCTAATCATTGCTACCCGATCCGCTTTGCGGTCGTCGTCGTAGGCTTTTTGTCCTATAGCTTTACACCACAGTTCCCACATCACATTTCATTTTTGCGATCTTGGATTTCCTTGCGGCGATCTTTTGTAAGTTTGCCTAGATCACCTAGTGCCTTGCGAGCTCGGGCTGCGGCTGCTTTAACATTTTTATCTTCAAATGTTTCTGCTTCTGTTAGGTAGTTATTAAATGCTTGAACAATTTGTTCATGTGTTGTGCTCATACTTTTTCTCCTGTAATAATATGATAAATGTCTTTCCAATTGCGAACACGAATTACATTGTCTTGCAAGGATGCATGTATATTGTGATCGTGATCAACAAGTAGACTATTTAATCCCACAACAGATCCGACGTTGGCGTTTTCTGGCTTGTCTTCGATCCACCAGCAGCCTGTGCCGCGATACTGTTCTAGGACCTCGTCCTTGTCTGCACCTGTATCTAGGTAAATGTACTTTTCAAATACGCTGTCTCCAAACATCTCACGCAAGTTTTTAGTACGCAAGTGTTGTGAGTAATCGTCGTTGCTTAAACTGGTAATGCAGTGGAAGATGTATCCATGTTCTGCATGCAGTTTCTTAACATAATGAATTGCATCACGCAGTGGAGGAAGTTTACGGATCCAAGCACTCTCATTAAACATACGAATCAAACGTTTTGTTTCGCTATATTCAAGTCCATACTTGACGTCCATTTGATAGTTACCAGTTTCTACTACTGTGTAACCGTGTCGCTTCATCCACTGATCAAATGCGTATTCCCAATCGAAGAGGACTCCGTCTGCGTCAGTTAAAATACATTTATCTTTCATACTGTGCCTTTCTAATGCCTTATTGTGTTACAATTATAGCATCAGTCGTTAGGCTTGTCAACCAGCAACCTGAATTCCTGTAGTTTGCTGTGTGTACTGTGAAGCAATTTCTTTTTCAGTTTTGGCAATACAAGCTACACTGTTTGCTTGTAGATAAAACTTGCCGTCCGGACTTACGCTGAACATAAAAGGTGCTAGACCCATGCCCTGCTGTTGCATAATTAGTACCATGGGTTTATGCAAAGTGTATGTCTTTTCTTCGTCTTTGTCGAGTCTTGCGATAACTTCTTCGCCTGAGGTAAGTTTAAAACTTACAATGTCGCCTACTTTGTATGGAGTTTCGATTAGCATTATAGTGTCATTCCTGTTCCGTTGTAACCTGTTTCTTCTAAGTATGTGCCTAGTTCATCATACCCGCCAATGGCAGTTCCGTTTACACGGATCTGCGGCACTGTGCGAGCGCCTGGAAATGCTTCTAGCAATTCTTCCTTGGTATAATCTACATCAAGAGTCTTGTAAGTATATGCCAATCTGCGAGCTTCGCAAAGCTGTTTTGCTTTCTCGCAGAAGGGGCACTGTGGCTTGCCAAATATCTCGATCATAGACTAAATCCTTTGAGCGAATCTTTGTTAACATCCTGCTTGATGCCGCCGATGATATAAGATTCTACTTCAGTTTCTTGAGGTGCAACCTGCAAGCCCGAGCTGCTCAACCAATGCTGTGTCCACGGTAGCGGATTGGTGTTAACTGGTGCATCAAAGATAGCACTTAGGCCGAGTGCTTTGAGCCTACGGTTTGCAATGTATTCTACATATTGGTTAAGCAAAGCTGCATTTAGACCAATCATGCTTCCGTCTTTAAACAGATACTCTGCCCAGTCCTTTTCTTCTGCAACACATTCGCGCCACAGTTCGTAGACTTCTTCTTCGCACTCCTTGGCAATGCTCGCCATCTCTGGATCGTCTTTGCCCTGTGCCCACAGCTTCAATACGTGTGTGCTCAGTGCCAAATGCTGTGCTTCGTCGCGAGCAATTAGACTGATAATCTTTGCTGAACCTTCCATTAGCTTTAGTTCGCCAAAGCCAAATGTGCATGCAAAGCTTACGTAGAAACGCAGACCTTCTAGAATGTTCACAGTCATCATTGCAAGATACAGTTTCTTCTTTACATCACGCATATTGCCTTCGCCGCGATGTGTGTAAGCGTCTGCTGCTTCTGTAAATTCATCATAGTGTTTGGTGACACTAGTTGCTCGAGCAATGATCTTTTCGTCGTCTAGAATAGTATCAAACACTTCTGAAGGATCAGAATATACATTCTTCATAATGTGTGTATAACTACGGCTGTGGATAGTTTCAAAGAAGTCCCAAGTAACGATACAACCTTCTAGTTCAGGAAGCGAAACATGCGGCAGGAATGCTAGGCAAGGGCCGCGTCCCTGTACACTGTCAAGAAGCGTTTGGTATTTCAAGTTAGCAGTAAAGATATGCTTCTGTTCTGGTCTGAAATTAACAAAGTCAGAACGATCCTTTTGGAGACTTACTTCCTCGGGTCGCCAAAAGTAACCAAGCATTGTTTGGTTTAGTTTATCAAACACTGGAAAGCGAAATGTATCATAACGCTGTGTGTTTTGGTCTTCACCAAAGAACATGTTCTGTTTAGTAAAGTCTACTTTTTCTTTATTGAATACTGTTTTAGCCATTTTGCTTCCTCTATTTCTTCTCTTATAGTATACTGATTTTCCTGTACTGTCAACCGTTAAATTGCACA